CGCAGGGTCAGCTGATGCCTCCATTGCCGCATTGTGCTGCAAAGTGACGTAGTGGCACAGCGCGTCTAAGTCACCCACCGCTGCAACAACCTCAAAGCTCAGTTGCACCGTCATTGGTGTGCTTGCACCGCCAAGGGTTTGCCACAGAATGTCCTGCCCCAGCTTTTGCAACACCATTGCTGTTGTACCGCCAGCGGCCAGCACATCACGGGCCTGATCTTTCAGGCCAAGCTGTTGGATGCGTGAGTCAGCGTTGGTGTGAAACCAATAAGCGCCGACCTGCACACCCGCTGACTTCCGGCTGTCGCGCTTGGCTTTGATGGCTTGCCATAGCTTTTCTTTCGGGGGTAGGTATATTGGTGATACAAGTCTTTTTAGCGCCATAATATTAACTCCATTGAAGTGCGACTGCGTGAATGTTAGAATTTTTTGAGTTTGTACTGACTACTGCGTATCGCATCGCAACTCCTGATGTCTGTGCAGTCAAACTAGCATTGCCAAGGAGAATCCGCCCAGTTGTGTAACTCATGTGCTCGGTAAGTGTAACTTGCGCCCAACGGCGCACGGTATGAGTTCCTGTACCATTACCAGTTAGGACAACAGCCGCCCCACCAGAGGTCAATGACACTTCAAAATTATCGGTTGTCTGGTTGACTACAAAGTACACAATGCTTCGCAATGAGCCAGCGGGTAAATTTTGGGCGGAAGAAGTTATCATGACTCTTTGGCCATTTAAGAATCCGTGTGCTGTGCTTGTCAACTTATTGTTAGTGGCAAAATTAGTGGTAAAAGCGACACCAGTTTCGCGGCTTACAAACATAAAAAGGTCGGTGTTCAAAGTTACTGAATCAACATCCTCTTGCCACATCACAATAGATGCTGCCGTGGGGGTGGTATAAGCAGTTGACGGGTCTGACAACAAAACTCCACTTGCTGCGCCTACTATCTTGAACTCCATTTCATTCCAGAACCGATCACCAGATGCGTTATCAACCCCGCCTGATACACCCACCATTTGATAGTATCTGTAAGCGGTTGAGTTGGTGAAAGGTTGAGTCCAACTTGGAGCGCCGCCCAGTTGGGTAGATACAGACACATCAACCCAAGTGGTTGCATCAGTAGACCCTTGCCATTTCCAAAAGCCGCGTGTTGCAGTTTCTGCATTTATTACTATTAGCCTTGCTTCTGTCATTACGGGAGAATACGACGCGCCGAAGTCAAATCTAATGTAATTCCCCGCAATGCTTCCGTCATATGTGAAATGCACACCACCACTGGAATTACTAGCATTAACGCCATCAATCAAGTTATTAATTGTCCCCGCTGTAAGGATAAGGTCTGTAGAGACGGTAATGGATGCTGTACGATTCCCAACACTGCCTTGTGCCCCGTATGATGCACCTATGGTGGCGGAGTACATATCAAGTGTTCCGTTGTAGGAAAATTCAGTATTATTTGGGTCATTAACCCCTAATTGGTCTTCGTATTCATCTACGACACCATCTGTCATTTTCTGAATTGTGAGTGACCCTAAAACCTGAAGTTGGAATGCCAGCAAAGCAATGTTGGCGTTAATTGGTGTGACATTAACCCCAGCAGGCGCAACCACAGAAGTACCATCCTGCTTAATCACCGACACGCGAATCACGTCAGCCAAGTCACGTACAACATAAACCCTATCGCCAGCGGCGCAGGTATAACTCACGCCTCCGTTGATATTGGCTGTCGTGGCGTGGAATGTGATGGGCCAAGCACCTGAAGGCAGAAGGATCATCTGCTGGCCGTCAACCATCGTGAAACCTGTTGTTGTGGTTGTGCCTGTGATGACTACCGTGTTGCCTGTAGCGGCGGTCAGGTCGAGGGTTGTGGCTGATGCTATGTCTGCGCTTGCTGCGTCAGTTTGTAGTCCGGTGAAGGTGTTAGCAGCTGTGGATGCAACTGTTATGCCGATGTCAGCGTCCACTAAGATAGTGGCATCGTAGGCTTGTACATTAACACCAATGTCAGCATCAACAACACCAGTGGCTGCTGAAAAGTTAGCTAAGTCTCTTGCTTTACTCATGGTTGGCCTTCTTGAGTAGGTGACACCCAACCTTCTACCGCAGCCCAAGCACCATCATAGGTATACTTATGACCATACCACTCTTCAGGAGATGTAACGTTAGAGTGTAAGGTTGTGTTAGTGCTATTACAGTCGCTAATGATGAACTTAGCAGGGACACCTACTGTAATGTTTGTATCCGTAATGTCTAGAACTTCCTCATCCTCAAAGATGTAGATGCTGACGTTATCTGTGTTAGTTAGAGTTTTCATGTTATCCCTTGATGATTAATTTAGTTGCTGAAAGTGCTGTACCTGCTAGCACTGATATAGTGTCGGCTGTCGTTGCTAATGTACCGTCTAGTTGTACGTAGTATGCTGTACCTGCTGTAAGGCTAGATTGTGCGTCATCTACAGAGCCTACGGTTTGAATAGTTGCTGTCGCTGTGTCGGAATAAATTGCATCAGAAATACCAATGTAGTTAGTAGCTGTTAGGTTTGTAGAAACGAAAGCATTCTGAAGTACCACGCTTGTTCCATAAGTAGAGTTACCACCATCCCTATAAGCAATAACAACCTTCTGGGCGTTAGCATCATATGTTGCTGATATGTAGATACTATAATCGCTTTCAAACACAACAGCAGTGCCAAACGATATACTTGTACCTGAAACAGTTCCTACAATAACTGTGCCATAATAAGAGTTACCATCATCCCTATAAGTAATAACAACCTTCTGGGCGTTAGAGTCATATGTTGCTGACATGTAGACACTAGTAGCACTTTCAAATACAACAGCAGTGCCGAAGCTAATTGATGTACCACTCACAGCCCCTACAATAGCTGTACCATACTCAGAGTTACCACCATCCCTATAAGCAATAACAACTTTTTGGGCGTTAGAGTCATATGTTGCTGATATGTTATTACTACTAGCGCTTTGAAATACAACAGCAGTGCCGAAACTAATTACTGTTCCGCTTACAGTTCCTACAATAACTGTACCATACTGAGAGTTACCATTATCCATATAAGCAATAACTACCTTCTGGGCGTTAGCATCATATGTTGCTGATATGTTACTACTATTAGCACTTTCAAATACAACAGCAGTGCCGAAGCTAATACTTGTACCGCTTACAGTTCCTACAATAGCTGTACCATAATCAGAGTTACCATTATCCGTATAAGCAATAACAACCTTCTGGGCGTTAGCATCATATGTTGCTGACATGTTGTAACTAAAAACACTTTCAAATACTACAGCAGTGCCAAAGCTAATACTTGTACCGCTTACAGTACCTACAATCGCTGTACCATACTCAGAGTTACCACCATCCCTATAAGCAATAACAACTTTTTGGGCGTTAGAGTCATATGTTGCTGATATGTGATTACTACTAGCGCTTTGAAATACAACAGCAGTACCGAAGCTAATACTTGTACCGCTTACAGTTCCTACAATCGCTGTACCATAACTAGAGTTACCAACATCCTTATAAGCAATAACAACCTTCTGGGCGTTAGCATCATATATTGCTGATATCCAGTCACTTCGAGCGCTTTCAAATACAACAGCAGTTCCTATAGCTTGAGTTACAGATGACCCAGCCACAACACTTACAGTGCCATCAGCGTTGACAACAACTAAGTCACCGTTAGCTAAAGCACCTGAAGCTGTCGCTGTAGCCACACCCGCACCCGGAGCTGGTGTTACAAACGATAACGTGCCACTACCATTTGTTTTTAATAACTGGTTATCTGACCCGTCTGTAGTCGGTAATGTAAACGTGCTTACGAAAGAAGTTAAATTGCTATCGTAGGCTTGTACATTAACACCAATGTCGGCATCAACAACAATGGTGGCATCATAGGCTTGTACATCACTTCCAATGGCAACACCCAAGTTAGTTCTTGCGGTAGAAGCATTAGCCAAATCTGACAAGTTGTTAGCAACCTGTGCAAACTTAGCATCAGCAGCGGCCTGTGTGTATGTGTTAGCTACGTTGAAAGCCCCGTAAGCAACAATGTCAACAATGTCACCTGCTGTAGCTCCCGTGGTTAAAACAATGTTTGTTCCAGAAGTTGCTGTAAAGTCTGTGCCAACGACTTGTTTAACACCGTTTAAATAAACGTCAACATAACCAGAGTCGTATGTAATAGCAAATGTAGTCTGGCTAGCTGTTGCTGTGTATACGCTGCGTTGTGATGTACCATTGACAGCAGAGCCTGTAGCTTTCCATGTAGTGCCTGTGTAAACACGCATTTCATCAGCAGTAGTATCAAAGTACAAAGCACCAGTGATGAGAGCATCACCGTCATTGTCTAATGTTGGCGAAGAAGACTTAGCGCCTAAGTAACGATCATCAAAAGAGTCGTAAGAGGAGGCGGCATTAGTAGCTGATGTAGAAGCAGAAGAGGCAGAACTAGCAGCGTTGGTAGCTGATGTAGAAGCATCACTAGCTGATGTTGCGGCGTTAGATGCAGAAGTTGCAGCATCAGCGGCTGATGTAGCAGCATCTGTTGTAGAGCCAAACAGAACGTCAATGTAGTTCTTTGTTGCGGCATCTTGTGCAGAAGTAGGATCACCAACCCCTGTAAGCTTGTTTGTGCCTAGAGCAATAGCGCCAGTCATTGTGCCGCCTGCGGTTGCTAGCCTTGTATCACGCTGCGTGTCTACATATGTCTTAGTAGCTGCGTCTTGGTTTGCTGTTGGATCACCCAAGCCTGTAATCTTGCTTGTACCCATTGCTATAGCACCAGACATAGTGCCGCCTGCTAATGGCAGCTTGGTGGCAATAGAGTTGGTTACAGTTGTAGCAAAGTTGGCATCATCACCTAAAGCTGCCGCTAGTTCATTAAGAGTGTCTAGTGCAGCAGGGGCTGAATCAACCACGTTAGCAATTGACGTATCCACATATGCTTTAGTCGCTGCGTCTTGTGCGCTTGTAGGGTCTGTCAGGTTGGTAATCGTGGCAGACGTTCCGGCGTTCATGTTTAAGCCGCCGTTAATGACAACATCATTAAAGGAAGAACTACCGCCAGAGGCTGTTACATTTCCCGTTAAGTTTCCAGTGACGTTGCCGGTTACATCGCCTGTGACGTTACCCGTCACGTTGCCGGTTACATTGCCTGTCAAGCCGCCAGAGAAACCTGTAGAAGCTGTGACCAATGTGCCTGTAATGGCTTGTGCAGATGAGCCACCGATCACAGTGCCGTCAATCGTGCCTGCGTTAATATCAGCAGAGGCAATCGTTGCCGCAGTGTTTACGGTTAGGTTGGTAGCCGTTACCGCAGCAGCAGTTGACGCACCGATGACAGTGTTATCAATTGTACCTGCGTTGATGTCAGCAGTATCAGCAACAAGGCTGTCGATATTAGCTGTACCATCAATGTATAAGTCTTTAAACTCTAAGGAGGCTGTGCCTAAGTCTAGGTCATTGTCTGTGACAGGAACAATGGCACCGTCAATGACACGTAGCTGTTCTATACCAGTGCCACCTACATTAACAAACATGCTAATGCGGTTATTGGAGGTATCAATAAATACCTTGTTACGATTGTTAGGGTCAGATATGACAGGAACATAAGCTCCCTCAGTTGATGACCCATCATGCTTGTGACCGCTTGCTAATGCAAATGCATCACGCACAGCATTAAACTCTGTGTTGAGCGGTGTAGCTCTAACAACAGCGGTTGGTACAATATCAGCAGAAGATTGTCTTACGTATCCAGCCATGTTTTAATTTACCTTCTATCATTCACAGAGTAGTTTAATACAATACCTTGTACCGTATGACTAGCACTTGTATCATTTGTAACAAATCTAAAGGCTATTGAGAAGCCAGAACCTGAGATGTTAACTTTTGTAACAGGAGATGGATTACCATCGTAAATAGCAGCAGCGTCAAACACCGCTTCGTTGTAATATGCAGCAGAACCTTCTGTTGTAATGTTATAGCTTGGTGGGTTAAATACGTTTTGACTATCATCAAAGTCGTAAGAAACTCCCAGCACTAAGTTAGCTGCTCCCTCTGTACGTAAGAAGGAAGAAATGTTGTAGAAGTTCTTCCTAACTGTGGGGTCACCAAAGAAATAATAAGGAGACTGATACACACTAAGTATGTCAGAGCCATTAAAAGAATTACCTTTTTCTAATTTATAAACCCTACCAGTTGAATCACCATGAATGGCTATCTCATCAATACCTACATACCCACTAGCAGCACACGTTGCTGGCAAGTCGTACAGCTGAGAATACTCAAAATTAAAACCCTGTTGTGTTTGTCTTAATCCACCTATCAATCCGAAAGAACCTTCAACAGGAATGAACAATCTAAACTGTGATTTCTTACGAATGACAATGCTAGTTAATGTTTCAGGATCAATGTTTCCAGCAACAATGTCTATAATAATGGCGCTGATTGTAAACTGGATTTGCTTTGAGATTGTTTCTAACTCAACGTCACCAATGTTAGATGTACCAGCAATAGGTCTAAAACCATCTGGTCCTAGAAATATAAGATTACCACCTA